TAAGTTTTATCTTTTTGTTGGAGTAATTTCAGCCTTGTATCTTTGGTTTTTTGTTTTACCTTCTCTCTAAGTTCTTTGACTTCGACTCCCTCTAAAATGGGGGAGTAGTCGTCTATAACCTTCTTGAGTTCGGCATCCAACTGTTCTTCAGACAAGTCTTCTAACTTGCCTGTTCTTATAATTTTTTGTTCAATGTAAAGTCCTCCTGCCTTACCTCTCATATGTTCTGCGTTGATTGCTGCAGACCAAGCACCTTTTTTTGCTGCATCGTCACGAAGTTTTGCAAGTTCTGCAATATGTCTTTGATAATCTACTGCATATTTTTTCTGAATTTCTTGTCGGAGTTCACCAATATACATTGCCACAAGAGGGAATCTTTTAGGATTTTGCAGACGACTTGCCTCAACCATTGCACTTTTTTCGGCATATCCTGCTTCAATGGCACAATCTCTTCCTGTCTTTCTGCCTTCATTATAGACAACAAGTTCTGCAAATTTCTTCTGTTTTTCTGTTAATCGTTTTGGTAAACCCATATTTGACTTTTAGCAGATGTTATCCTAAAATGCAACTTATGGAAGATGAAGAATTTCATGCCAATATGTATGGTCATGCTTACACCGTAGAGAAAGAAAACGACAAAGATTCTGAAATAAAGGAATTAAAGACTAAAATTAAGAATATGAGTTGGCTTAAAAATCATGACTATAAGTGGTTGGTCAATGAAAATAAACGGCTTGAACAAGAGCTCAACGAAACTAAAATAGATAATAGAAAATTGTCTGAACAGATTGAGGACAAGAATAATTATCTGAAAGAATTAAGAGAAAAAGGAGTTATATGATCAGCGGAAAAGAAATGGTTAGGCAGCTAGAGAAGTTTTTAGAATCTCCAGTATGTCAGAACGCAAGAGTCCAGGTTAAGTTACCTCGTGGAGAATTTAGATCTCCTGACGGTCATTTTGATGTAAAACGCATATCTTTAATGCAAAATAATATCTTAGGACAGAGAGAATCTCATAGAATTGTTCTAGAAATTACATCAGAACAGTGGAGAATGGGCAAACCAAAGTTAAAATTATAACAACACCATTAGCATAAATTTTTAATGAGAGCAGAAACCAAATTGTGGCACAATTTGAAGAAAGCTACACCACAAATTAAGTGGACAAGACTTGAATCTTCTGCATCTTTAGGCTTACCCGATCTGTTGGGATATAATAAAAATAATATATTTTTCACCGTTGAACTTAAGATAATATATGCTAATAAAATTCGCTTCAGCCCCCATCAAATTGCCTTCCATATCAGGCATCCAAAGAATACATTTATAGTGGCTAGCGCCCAAGCGCCGAGCTCCGTAAAACTTTTTCCAGGCAGCATGATCCTTGAACTTAGAAAAGAGCTTGTGGGCGGGTCCCACCCCCTAGCCGTGGGCCTTGATGCCTGTAGCCTGGCACTTGGATCTTTAGGAGAGA